TGTGGAATAAACGGCACCCAGATAAACTAATCAATAGTAATGAACCGAAAGTAATTTGGGAATTATTAAGTGAATATATGAAAAACGTGTGTAATAAAGAATCGTGTTGGTTAAAACAGAACTTTGTGGCAACAAATAAGATTAATGATTTTATCGATGATTTTGCTCCTGTATCTCCATCGGAATGGAAAAAAAACCCTAACGAATGGTTATCTAGCGTTGACATTATAAGAGTTATGAAACAATACGAGAAGGCGTATAAATGCTTTGAATTTTTTGGTCCATCTCCAATTGATTTTGATACTAAAACATCCAAAACCAAATGTGTCTGGGATGAGATTTGTAATATAAATGTGGAAGACCAAATAAAAAGAGGTAAAACAAAGTTAGGGTTTATTTTTAATACAGACCCACATTACAAATCCGGACAGCATTGGATTTCTTTATTTGTAAATATTAAAAAAGGAACAATATTTTTCTTTGATAGCGCCGGTAATAAAATCCCAAAACAAATAAAAAAGTTGGTTGACAAAATTATACGACAAGGACGACAACTTAATAAATCGATGGTATTTGACCAAAATTATCCGGTTGAGCACCAATATGGTAATACAGAATGTGGGATTTATTCTATTTATTTTATAGTTCATATGTTAGAAGATAAAGTTTCGGCATATTATTTAAAAAACCATATTTTAAAGGATGAGTATATGGAGAAATTCCGAAAGTTATATTTTAACGAAAATTTGTAATGTGTTAAAAAGTATATAAAATAATGTATGTGATAAATAATATAAAATGAATAAATCTGATTTTATATTAAATGATAATATTGAACTACTTTGGGAATTAATTGTTGACACAGATATTGTAAAAATGAATTTTAATTATATTGAAAAAATCAAAGAGACATTTAATTCAATTCTTCCTATTTTTTATGATAGAGAAAAAAATAATTCGGCAGATTTAATGACACTTAATAAGATGTTTATTTCGGTTATTATTAATAAAATAAAAGGTGAATTTTTTAAAGAAAAGGAAATAGTTACAAGTAAGGATATAAAAAACGAAAGAATAAATAAGTTTGATACCGAACTAATGAAACAAAAAAACGATTTTGAGAGTCATAACACAATCAAAGTTCCTCCAGCACCAAAATTTAACGATAAATTGGACGACCCGCTTGAAGATATGGAATTAATTATTAAACAAACAATTGCTAAACGTAATTTTGACGTTGAGCAGTTTAATAAAGATATTTCTCCCAATTTAAATTCTGATTTTTTAAAGTCGACAGAAACGTCTATAAAAAAAGAAAAGGATACCTTAAATAAAACGAATGAATTGAAATATATTAAAATAGATAATAAGGAGTTGGGAAATACAATTATAAATAATAATTTGATTGAGTTACCTCCGTTAAAAAAACATACACATACAGATTTTAATAAACGCATTTCTTGGGGTTCAACAACGGTAACCAATTATAACGAACAATTCGAGGATATTCCCCCAATCCAGAATAATAATATTTTATTAAAACTGAAACAGATAAAAACACCTGAACCCGAAATAGTTGATAATGCCGAAAGTATAACTCTTGAACACCTAAATAATAAAATACACATATTAACAAATATGGTTCAATTCCTTACAGATAAATTATGCGGTCCCTAATTCACAATTTGTTTAAATACTTGTGTTCCATCTTCGTTAAATTCATAGGTTCCAATTTGTATTGGGTTTAATCCCTTATTTTCTAACGCCTCTTTATAACTAGATAAATCATAAATATACCATAAAGACTTATTTATTATACGATAAACATACTCAACACCATTAATTTTTATGGATTTACCAACCCACTCAAAGTCTATTTTATTTGTTCTTAATGTATTATCACTTTGTTGTTTCGAATAATCAGGAACATACGAAAATTTAGAACTATCTGGGTCGGCAAAATTCATACAAGAAATCTTTTCTTTTCCGTGTGGATAAATAGAACAATCAAAAGAGGTTTCTTTAATTATTTTAGTTAATTGATTACTTAATTTCTCTTTTATTGTGGAGGTTTCAAATAATAATTGGTCACTTGTTACAGGAACTGCCGGTAACCCTTTGCTTAAATCTTTTCGTTTAAGTTCAATCGCATCATCGCTTTTTAATTGTTTTTCCGAAAAAACCATTAAATAAATAAATACAACAACGGTTTGTAATTCTTTTGGTAAATCTGTATGACTACATATACGACGCGCGCGACCGATAACTTGTTCGGTTCTTACTGGATGCCAATATGGTTCCATAATATGAACGTATCGTGTATTTCTTAAATTAATACCTTCTGAACCCGATGACGTTATCATTAAAACCTTAATGATTTCACCATAATTGTTATTTTTAGAAAGTTCTTTTAATTTGTTTGAAATATTGGTTGGAATATCATCCCAAGAACTATTATAAATATTTCGGATAATTTCCTTTTCTTCAGGTGTTTCTGTTCCAGTATATAACGCATATTTTGGTTTAGTTAATTCATCCGCGTTAAAATCTAAATCCCATGTATCTACCCCGGTTTTTTTTATTTTAAATCTGGCAAACCCATTTGCTTCCAATACTAAACTAAATAACCCGACACCTTCAAGAGTTCTGAATTGACTATATATTAAATGTAATCCAATATAATTTGGGTCCTTAATATTTTCCAATACATGTAAAAATTTCGGACTATATGTTTGAAGTCCTTCAGGAGATAAAAACGTGGGCGCGTTATCCTTAATATATTGTATTTTTTGTGCTATTCTATCTTGGTAAGTAACATCAGATGAATTGTTAATAAGTTCGTCGCCTTCAACTTCTCCCTCATATAAATTGTTAACGTCAATATTATTTTCTATTTTTTTAGTTTCTTTTAAGACGTCAACCATATTTGAAACATCTTCATTGCCTTTTACATCTTTGTGTGTTCGTGGAAGAGGTCGATCAGGCATAACGAAATTACAGTATAACCGTGAAAAAATACGGTATGTTGAGGCAGCTTCTTCATAAATGTCGCCTTTACCCTTTTTCGGTTTTTCGGTTTTTCGTTCTTCAACACGCGCCTTTTCATAAATTTTAAATTGGAAATCGCTCATTTTAATATTAACCACAAAATAATCCAATGATAGGGTTTTTGTAAATGTTGGTAATAAATCTTCTTGTGCGCTACGAAAATATGAAGATAACCCAATAATTCGTCTTTTAAGTCCATCAACGTTTTTTATTTCTTTGGTTACGTTATCGATATATTCTCCAGAAAACAACTCTAATTTATCAGGTAGTGCTTTAAAATTGTGAATTTTAACTCCTTGAGGAAGTATTTCAATATTGTTTTGTTTCAAAATAGTAATTATGTTTCTTTCAAATTCTGAGTTGCTTATAAAGTCTTTATTTAAAACTAATTCACCTGCTTCGTTTACGACTTCGTCGGTGACACCATGATACCCCGTTTTATTAATTACGTTATTAAACCCGAATGGGTTTCTGGTTATTGTTAATATTTTGCTGGATGACGAGTAATCAATATAATCTAATGTTTTTTCTTTAACAAATATATCTTCAAAAAAGAATTTATCTACTTTTTTAGATGTGTTTACCTGTAATGGAAACTCCCATGTTTTTATATATCCTCGTAAGATATTAAACAAAATACCGAATTCGTTCGGATAATTTATAACGGGTGTTCCTGTAAGTAAAACGATACGTGTGTCTACAGCACTCATTAAATATTCATATAATTTAATTGATAAAAATTTGGGTTGGTGTTCTTTCTCTCCTCTATTGGAAATTGGAATATCCTTTTCTTTTTCTAGTTTGTTGACAATTCTACTAATTAAATTGTGGGCTTCATCAATAATGACTACGGCACCATCAAATAAATTTTTTGTATAATTATCCGTTAATGTGCTTAATGCTGAGTTTCGTAACCCGTTATAATTTATAAACGTATATTTACTTTCAATCATTTTATCCAATTGTTCATCTAATGATTGTTTTGATTCTCCTGATAACTTTGCGTAATTGGAGGGTTCTCTTACATTAACAAACCAAGCACCATTTTTTTTTCGTATATATTCAAGTGGTAAACTTAATACATTTGATAAAACAGGCAATAACTCCGGATTGATAGTTATATCTACCCATTTCCAATATTGATTTCTACGAAATAATAAATCTCCGCATTTTTTCAATTCAACCATATAATTTTTTCTTAATGATGCCGGAGTCATAATAATAATTTTTTTATTATCCTTCATACCTTCCGCAATCGATATTGACGTACACGTTTTACCTGAACCAAGACCGTGGTATAATAACAAACCGCGATAAGGAGTATATAAATTTAAATAATCTCTTGTTATTTTTTGGTGTATTAATAGAGATACATTTCCGGATGATTTTCCTATATTGGCACAAGTAATATTTTCTGTTCCGGATAATTCCTTTTTATAAGGTTGGAAAATAGAATTAATATTATTAATGTATTTTTCTCGGTTATTCATATAATAATTCGAAACTTTTACAATTACATTTGGTTGTTTTTCGGGTAAAAACTTTGTAATTGGTCTATTATCAATCTCAACGTTTATTTCAGGACCTATAATAGAAACTCCCTTGTTAACTGGTTCTGTTATTCGAACGGGTTTTTCAGTTTTATATTCAAAAACATCTTCATCATCTTCCAACATTAGTTTTTTCGACGGTTTTATAGGTTTAACAAGTTTAATGGGTTTTATTGGTTCATTAAGTTTTTGAATTTCTGTAATGTTAGGATTTACTCGAACCTTTAATAATTTATTGGATGCTAATTTGTTTTTAAATAAATCCATATTAAATCCTTTTTGTCTGTCATCAATCATTACAATAGATTGTGGCGGTTGAATAGTTCCAGGTTGGTTTATTATTGAAGGGGGTTCAGGAATAATTATGTCAACCAAAGTATGTTTTTTAATATTTGGTTTAATTTTTAATGTCTCTAAATAATTAATCATACCTTATATAAAACACATATATAAAACTTTTAACACCTTTTAACATTTAATTCGGTTAATTATCATTATGTATAAATAATGATAATTAATAATACTATTGTGTTGACATCCATTAAAAATCCTAAATATATTATTCAATATAATCTTCTAAATTTTCGGTAATAAATGTAATTGCTTCATTACACGCGATTTGCTCTGCTTTTCTTTTTATTTTGTGTTGTCCTTCGCCCATAAATAAAAATATTTTTCCGTTTGTGTTAACATACTCGTGGATATGTTTAAATGTTTTGATTTGATTAATGTTTATTGCTTCCATATAATTTAAATTATAAACTGGTTGTCCCAAACATAAATAAACGCCCATTTTATAACCAACATCAGGGTCGTGGTTTATTTCAAGATAATGGGGTGTAACTTTAAACTCTTTTTGAATTTTAACTTGTAAAATATTCTTATAATTATCATCATTTTGAATTAATGCTATCCAATCAATATGTGTTTCAAATATATTTTCTACGAATTTTTGGGCAATTTGAAACCCAGGACCAGTAACGAATACATTTGTAAACCAAGCATCTTCATCCTTAATATTTATTTTGTTGAAATCCAAAAATAGAGCACCTAAAAAGGATTCGAATAAACACCCTAATTTTTTTAAGTTAGTCCTGATTTTTTTTTCTTCAGCATGTTTCGATAAAACTAACCATTTATTTAAATGCATTTCCATTGCGATTTTTCCGATAGCCTCGTTTTTAACAATTGCGATTTTCTTCTCTGTCATAAACCCTTCATTTTCTTTAGGAAACCTTCTATAAAGGTAATATTTGGTAATTAGTTCTAAAACACCGTCTCCCAAAAATTCTAGTCGTTCATTAGATTTAGTGCTTAATTTCATACAATCCGGTGGTTTCTCAACGATAGTTATATTTTGTTGTATATTTTCAAAACTTGAACGCTTTGTGTAAGACCTATGAATAAACGCGCGTTTATATAATGCGAGGTTGTTAACAATTGGAGGAACTCCGTATTTAGTAAGAATAGATTGAACTTCGCTCAATGTAATCTCGACATTTAAATTGTTATATGGGTTAAAAATAAGTCCATCGTCACATTTAATAATATCATCTTCATAATTTAAATTAATCATTAAGTATTTACAGTTTTACTCTTTATATTATTTAAGTTATTAGATTTAGAATGATATTTTAATTTTTCAAAAATATAATATTTTAATATTATATAATATGGTTTATATGTCTGGTAGTAAAAACGCGAGATATTCCGCATCAATTTGTAACAGAACTAACGTTTGTGGAGGAATCAAAAAAGCAGGTATTGCTTCTAGAATCGGTCTTTTTATGCAATCTAATCCAAATTTGATTGGAGCACCTCAATCATTGCCTAAAACTTGTGATGTTAGCAAGACAATTCAAACTCAAAAATATGGTTATCGCGCTGTTCATGGAGGTAATATGGGTTAAATATTATTAACCAATATTCATATCACGCAATAATATCACGCAATAATATCACACAAATTTAATTTAGGTGATATTAATATTTTAATATGATGGTTGTTCTGCCAAAAACATATTACTAAACCCTCCAATTTTTAAAACAGAATATCCCAAACCCTTTAGAAAATCTGTTAGGTCAGTATTTATATTATTCATTTCAAATAATATCTTTGGATAATTCGATTTTTTAAGGGTATTTTGAGAAAATAATAATGCGTTTAATTCGTTGTCCTCAATATCTATCTTAATAAACCCGATATTATCAATGTTAAAACTATCTAGGGTTCTAATATTTATTTCTTCTGTTTGTAAAATATTGGATGTGTTGACAATTGACGACCCTCCGCCATCTAAACTACATATATTTAATATTTGTTTTCCAACTTGGTTTTCAGACCCTAAACCGATATTAATACATTCAATATTTTTAATGTTAGATAACGCAACGCTTCCACATAGTGAATAGAATGACATTTTTTGTGGTTCGAATGCGTATACTGTTTTACAATGGTCTGATAAACTAATAGAGTATGTTCCTGAATGTGCTCCTATATCTAAGAAATTTTTATATTTTACACATAGTTGCTTACACCATTCAATCAAGTTTTTTTCAAATAGACCGTGGTCTATATAATAAGTTATGTTATTTTTTGGTAATATGTAAACTTTTTTATTGGTTAAAGCAATAACTTGATTTGTTTTATCACATCCGGTATCTGAAGTAATTTCTTTGGTTAATATAAAATAATCGCACATTATATTTGTATTTCATATATCTTTAAATACTTATTTATTACCAAGATAATAAATGTAAACAATATTGTTATCAATTTACCCCCGTATTACTAATCGACTACTCTAGAGACGCGCTCAGGTGGGTTAATATATATTATCATTAAATAATTTAATAACATTTTATTAAATTATTATTATTACCTGGAATGTTTATTAAAGTCGATTATAGAGAACACGAATTATTAACAAAGATTAATTTATTAATTCCTTCAAATCCCAGTTTTAAAGAAATTCAAGTAAAAACCGAAAATTTGGATTTAGGTGATATTATTATTTCAAATAATGAGGAGGATTTATTAATCATCGAGAGAAAAAGTATAAGTGATTTAATCAGTAGTATAAAAGATGGTAGATACGAAGAACAATCATACAGATTAGATGGATTAACGCATCATAAACATAACATCATATATTTAATAGAAGGAGATATAAACAAAATCAATAAGTTTCAAGATAATAATGTCGACAAGTTAATGGTTTATTCCGCAATTTTGTCTTTAAATTATTACAAGGGGTTTTCAGTTTTAAGAACATTATCTATTGAAGAAACCGCGCTTTTTATTTGTAATAGCACACATAAAATGACTAAAGAAGATATTAAGGGAACTAAAACACCCTATTATTCCAACGTTTCTGAAATAAAAGAGGTTGATGAGACCTCCCCTAAAAATTATATTAATGTTATAAAAAAAACTAAAAAAGATAATATTACAATCAATAATATTGATGAAATTATGTTGTCGCAAATTCCTGGTGTTAGTTCAGCAATCGCTATAGTTATTATGAATAAGTTTGAGACACTACAAAATTTATTAAATAAATTAAATGAAGACTCGACGTGTTTACAAAACTTGACTTATACCAATTCCAAAAACCAAATACGCAAATTAAATAAAACTTCTACCGAAAATATAGTAAAGTTTTTGTTAAAAAAATGAATAATATTTTAATACAATATAATATAAAATGAAAGGAACACATTTTCAAATTTTTTTAGGGATGTTATTCATACTATTTATAATTTATATTCTGTTAAAATTTACGACAACCGTAGAAGGATTAGAAACATTGACACCAATATCGTCTGGAGAAGGCGGAGTTGCTGGAAATGCGGATTCATACGCATCCACAATAAAATCAAATACTATTAAACAACAAGATACTTTTTTAATTAGTAAATATCGTAAAAGTTATGAAACAGTCATATTAAATTTAGACGATTTAATTAATAATCTAATGTTACAAACAACCTTAAATATTGATAGTAATGGTAAAATCGAAAAAGTATTGGAAAGTTTTAAAACCTTAAATACTTTATCCGAATCGAAAAAGGCTTTAAATCAAGTTATGCAATTTGTGGATAGTCAAAAATAATTAAGGTGTATATAGTTTCACCTCGTTACCCGCATAAACACCCTGATCAACTAACGATTGAGTATACTCCGCACCACCCCAATTGTCATCCATCGGGTCTGGACTATAAAGCATATTTTCGGTTTGTTGGTGAATTGTATCTAAAGGCGTGCTGGTTCCAACATAATATGAGGATGCGTCAAATGCTGGATAAGAGTTCTTATTATATGGATGGTCGCTTTGGGTTGCGTCGACAAGTAGAGTTGGATTTGGATTTTTTGGAATAACGTTCGGAGAAATGACCGGAGGTAATCCGCCTTGTGGTTCAGTAACACTTGGTCTAACTTTATAAACCTCATTACCTTGTGCGTCATATGTTTTTTGTAAATATAATACCGGACATCTTATGCCTTGACTTCTTTGCCAACTCAAAAACTCAACATAATCTTCTAAATTATTAAATTTTACAGGATTTACACCTGGAATCTTTGCTAATTTAGAATTATATAAATAAAAATGTTTATCGTGTTGTATCAGCATATTCGGACACCGTGTATCGTCGTTATTAGTTAGTCCTTCCATAAATTTAGAATTTCCACTTTTTAGATAAAAAACGAGTCCTAATATAAATATAGTTATAACACAATAAATAAGTAATGACATATATATTTAATAAGGATAAAATTAAGTTATATTTTTATTTCTAATGTTACTTTATAAATGAAAATTTTACACATTGACCCTACAACGCAAAACGTTAACGACTTTAATAATGATATTAGTAAAAATAATAACTCCGCGTTTGTTCTTTATTATATGGTTGGATGTGGTCCATGCGAAATGACACGTCCCGAATGGAAAAAGATTGAGGATATCTTAGGTCAGGACATTAAAGAATCCGATATTATTATAGCAGATATTAACCAAGACGTTTTACAAAATTCAGATTTAAAACCAAAGTATTTAACAGAACAAAACATCTCTATTAACGGGTTTCCTACAATTCATTATGTTTCAAAAAACGGGAAATTAGTTGAGGAGTATGACGGTCAAAGAACTTCAGACGCATTTAAAAAATGGATTGAATCTAAACAAAAAATGTCGGGAGGAGGAAGACGACGTAAACGAACCAAATCAAGACGAAGTAAAAGACGAACCCTAAGAAAAAGACGACCCAAGTCAAAACGAAATAACAGGAGAACTCTAAGTAATAAAAAATAGATGTCAACAACAGATAATAATATTTACATATAATATGATTAGTAATATAGTTTTTATATTATGTGGATTACTTTCAGGTATTATTTCCAGATTAACCGGTGTTGGAAATTCATTTGTAATATTTACTTTAATTTATTATTTTGATTTAATTGAAACATCTAAAATAGCGGGAACAATAGTGTATGCTTTATTACTCCCAGTATTAGTTGGTATATATAATAATTCCCAATTAGGAAATATAAATTTTTACGTTGGAAATGTGTTAACACTTTCAATGGTATTAGGTGGATTTTTAGGTTCTAAAATAACATTATCAACTAAAGAAAATGTTGGTATTACTCGTAAAAGACTTGGTGGAATAATGTTAATTATTTGTGGTATAATGATACTTTCAAAATAATGTCGACAAATATAACAAATAAAATTGAATTAAATATAAAATTGTATCTTACTTCAACTATAAAAAATGGATAAAGTGTTTAAACTCGTTGATTTTAACGTTTATAACGGAAAGTGTAATGAAGATACCGCAAGCGAAAATGATGAATCGCGACCGTCTTATACAGACGACAATATTTTCTTAATTCAAATTTTTGGATTAAATACTAAAGGTGAAACGTGTTCTATTATTGTAAATAATTACAAACCGTTTTTCTATGTAATGGTAAATGATACCTGGAATACCTCAACTAAATTGTTGTTTTTGGCAGAAGTAAAACGTAAAATGGGTAAATTTTATGAAAATTCGATTACTGAATGTATTATCGTAAAACGAAAAAAACTATACGGTTTTGATGGAGGAAAACAACATAAGTTTATAAAACTAGAATTCACAAATATGAACGCATTTAATAAAGCAAAAAATTTATGGTATGGTGAGTATACTGATTCTGGTAGAAGTTTGTTAAAGCACGGGTATCCGTTTATGGATACAAATACACTATTGTATGAAGCAAACATTCCTCCATTATTAAGATTCTTTCATATTCGAGATATAAGTCCATCTGGATGGGTTGCCTTGCCAAATAACAAATCAATACTAATAACCAAAGAGTGTTTCAAAACAACAACCTGTAATTTCGAAATAATTATTAATTATAAAGATATTATTCCTTTAAATGATAAGGAAGATAGAGTTCCTTATAAAATATGTAGTTTTGATATTGAGGCAAGTAGTAGTCACGGAGATTTTCCTATTCCTATAAAAACGTATAAAAAACTAGTTACCAATATTATTGAATATTTTGAAAATTTAAATATGCATATAACTCCTGAATTATGTAAAAATATCCTCAGACAAATTATATTAACCGCATTTAATTATGAACAAATGGAAAATATTGACCTGGTATATCCCATAAAAATGATAACTAAACCCGAATTAATGATTGCGATTGAACGATGGTTATCAACACCAATAAAAAACTATAAAAATACATCCGAATTTCGTAATATGTCAACCATTGAAAAGATGTTTGAGATAATGGGGAAAAATATGGATGATAACGACGAAGATGAACATAATAGTAAATATATAAAAATGTCGAATGGACCAACAACAACAATTGTTGATATGTTGTGCGACACCAAATTCGACAGAGATATTAAAATAAATGAAATAAACTTTTCGTTAATTTCCAATTTCCCAAAATTAGAGGGAGATAAAGTTACGTTTATAGGTTCAACGTTTTTAAATTATGGAAACCCAGACCCACATTTAAATCATTGTATCGTATTAGGTTCTTGTTCTCAAATACCTAATAGTGTGATTGAATCATACAATACAGAAAAGGAAGTATTGCTTGCGTGGAAAGACTTAATTCAACGAGAAAATCCAGATATTATTATTGGATATAATATATTTGGGTTTGATTATGAATTTATGTTTAGACGTTCTGAAGAGAATAATTGCTCTGAAGAATTCCTACAATTATCTAGAAATATTAACGAGGTTTGTGCTACAAAAGATACCGATACAAACAAGTATAAGATTGAAGAAAGCAGTATTCAAATCGCGAGTGGACAACACGAATTAAAATTCATAAAAATGAATGGGAGATTACAGGTTGATTTATATAACTTCTTTCGTCGTGAAGAGAATTTAACCTCATATAAACTTGATTATGTTTCAGGACATTTTATTGGTGATTATGTAAAAGAGTTGGAATATGTTGATACCACTACCAAAATTAAAACGTTTAATATGACTGGATTATTAGAGGAAAGTTATATACATTTTGAAGAAATTGGTTATTCTGTTGATTATTATGAGAATGGTTCAAAATATAAAGTAACTTCTGTTGACAAATCAACCAATACGTTTCAAATTGAGGGTATTGTAAAACCAGATTTCACCAAAAAAGTCAGGTGGTGTTTAGCAAAAGATGACGTTACACCCAAAGATATATTTAGATTAACTAATGGAACTGCGGATGATAGAGGAGTAATTGCGAAATATTGTATTCAGGATTGTAACCTAGTTCATTATTTAATGAATAAAGTAGACATATTAACCGGGTTTATTGAAATGGCAAAGATTTGTAGCGTTCCAATTAATTTCTTGGTTATGAGAGGTCAGGGTATTAAATTAACAAGTTATATTGCTAAAAAGTGTCGTGAAAAATTAACCCTAATGCCTGTGATGGAAAAGGGACAATTAGATGATGGTTATGAAGGCGCAATTGTTTTAGAACCCAAGTGTGATTTATATTTGGATAATCCTGTTGCTTGTGTTGATTACGCCTCTCTTTATCCATCATCAATGATTAGTGAGAATTTATCGCATGATAGCAAGGTTTGGACCAAAGAGTATGATTTAGCAGGAAATCTTGTTTGTGAAACCGGAGAAAAAAATAAAAGCGGGGTCTTTATTTACGATAACCTTATTAATTATAGTTACGTAAATATTACATATGATACATATCTTTATGTAAGAGATACGCCTACATCGGCAGCTAAAAAAATTAAATCGGGAACCAAAATATGTAGATTTGCCCAATTTCCAGAAGGAAAGGCAATTATGCCTTCTATCTTGGAAGAATTATTAACCGCGCGAAAAAAAACCCGGAAATTAATTCCACAAGAAAAAGACGAATTTATGAAAAATGTATTGGATAAACGTCAAATCGGTTATAAACTTACCGCAAATTCTCTTTACGGACAATGTGGAGCAAAAACGAGTTCTTTTTATGAAAAGGATGTTGCGGCATCAACTACCTCAACAGGTCGTCTGTTACTTAATTATGCCAAAAAAATAATTGAGGAGGTATATGGAGACGCAATATTTAATAATGAAAAATATGGACTTATTAAAACCAAAGCTGAATACATATACGGCGACAGTGTTGCGAACTATACTCCTGTTTATGTAAAAGTAAATGGTATAATAGAAATAATAACAATCGAAGAATTATCAAATAAATACGGTAATTCAAAATGGGTTGTATGTTTAGAAGAAGGTAAACAAGAAAAAGAATATTGTGAATTATCCGATGTTGAAACATGGACTGAAAACGGTTGGACTAAATTATACCGTGTAATTAGACACGCATTGGCAAGTCATAAAAAAATGATGCGTATATTAACACATACTGGATTAGTTGATGTTACAGACGACCATTCACTTATTTTAAAATCTGGCGAAGAAATTTCCCCAAAAGATGTGTTCGTTGGAACCGAATTACTACACGGAAATTTACCAATAAATGATGATATTTATGAAAGTATTAATGAGGATGACGCGCAGGTATTTGGATATTCAATTGGAGATGACTTTTGCGATATATTATCACAAGATTACGATAATAATTATAACCTAATACCAACCCTAATTATTAATAGTAATATAAATGTTCGTAAAGCATTCTTTGATGGAATGATTGATGGGATGTATTCTGTATGTGATAAAGACCGCGATGGAAATATAGTAATTTATCAAAAAAATCAAATTAGTGCGTCACATATTTGTTGGTTGGCTTCAAGTATTGGATATTCAACATCGTTGAATACAAGAAAAGATAAACCAGATATTTATAGAATTACAATATTATCAGAACCCAAACAACAACCCTCTGACGCCATTAAGAAAATTATAGACATTCCTTATCAGGGTTATGTTTACGATTTAACAACTGAAAATCACCATTTCGCAGCAGGAGTTGGGAAATTAATAGTTCATAACACGGATTCTGTATTCTTTACATTTAATTTACAAACCCATGATAATATTCCAATTCGTGGTAAAAAGGCGCTTGAAATTACAATCGAATTAGCACAAGAAGCAGGACATTTAGCATCGAAGTTTCTCAAAGGTCCTCACGATTTGGAATATGAGAAAACATTCATGCCTTTCTGTTTATTATCTAAAAAAAGGTATGTAGGTATGCTTTATGAAACCGACCCGAATAAATGTAAAAGGAAGGAAATGGGAATTGTGTTAAAAAGAAGAGATAACGCGCCGATTGTTAAAGATATATATGGTGGAATTATTGATATTTTAATGAAAAAACAAAACATCCAAGAAGCAATCGATTTCTTAAAATCGTGTTTGAATAATTTGGTTAATGAGAAATATTCAATGGATAAACTCATTATTACAAAATCGTTAAGAAGTGGTTATAAAAACCCCAAAAGTATCGCACATAAAGTATTGGCGGATAGAATCGCAACAAGAGACCCAGGTAATAAACCTACTTCGGGAGATAGAATTCCTTTCGTTTATGTCAACAACACAAATAAAAAGGCATTACAAGGAGAAAGAATTGAAACTCCTCAGTTTATTATTGATAATAATTTAAAGATTGATTACACGTTTTATATTACTAACCAAATAATGAAACCGGTCCAACAAGTATTTGCCCTTGTGCTAGAAAAGATATGGACTATGCAGAAAAAGGTATCCAAAATATCCAATTTTAAAAAAGAGGTTAAATTATTATATGATACAACAGATCCAGAAAAAATAGATGATAAATTAGAAAAATTAAAAAATAAAGAGGTTAAAATATTATTGTTTGATACCTATCTAAGAGAAACCAATAACATCAAAGATGGAAATCAAAGTTTGGTTAATTTCTTTGGTGTTAAACCAAAGGTATAAAAGCAAGATACAAGAATAAATCACAAGAATAAAAAATAAATACACAAATATTTATTTTTTATTTTAACTCATATTATGGGTAAAAACTATTTGAAACATCAGTTGTTAATACATCATTATATTCTCGAGCATATTGTCTTCTCAAATCATCATTATTTGAAATATCCCGAAATCGGAATGTTTGGGGTTCGATATATGACACACTAGTTGTAATTGGTTCTGTTTGTGTTTGTATAAATGTGGTATTTATTGTTGTGGGTGTTTCTAATGTATTATCTGCTCTATATTGTCTTATATCATACCTACAAATAGGACATATACATTTAGACAAAAACCAAGTATTTAATGATAACGAATTAAATAAGTGGGAACAATAATTAATTTGTGTAACTACGTCGTCTTGAACAAACGGGTCTTGTGTAATAGGACAAATAACATTTACAGGGTTAAGTATATTTCCAAAACGCACCAATCGTGTTGCTGTTGTGATTTGTGTAATTGTTGGTATTATTGCTATAGGTTGTAAAAATTCTTCGTTTGAAATTGTGTGTGTTCTATTAGGACGCCTTGCTCTACGAATATCTATATAAGGTGTTGTATTATTACGATATTGTCTATTTATACTATTTTGTTCTAAATTTGCTTCATTCGATTGAAAGAATATATAATCGATATTAGTTCGTAATTCTCTTAAATAAGCATTTAATCCTTGCATTTCAAGGAGGGTATTATTATACATATTTATGTAATTATTTATCATTCTTCGTTGGTCATGTGTTAGTTGTGTATTTTGCGTATCATTAAAATATCTCATATAATATGGATTTAAGTGGGGCATATTTATAATTAGTTTTTTAAACTTTAAATATTAGTTAGACTTTATGTTTTTATTTTTCCTGTAAAAAAAACAATATGCCTTTGTTGTTATTAAATTTTCTAAATTTGTAACTTCGGTTACTATTGTGTCATTAAAATGATACCATTTACCATTAGCATTTTTTACAAATGATGTGTAGTGTCCTCCAAGAACTGAACCACTATGATTACATATTCCATATAGATCATACATACACTTTTCGGAATTGTATCCAATCATATATTCATTTAAATCTAAATTGGTTAAAGGAAACTCAAGTAATATTTGGTTTTTGCGATTGCTTGAATTAAACCGTTTAATGTCAATTACTAATATTTTCGGAAAACTCCAGTAAGATATTTGTTTTTTAACAGATTGTTTCTGTTTTGTTTTTTCATTATACCACGCATTATCCCCTTCTAAAATTTCCCCTTCGTGATATAACTCAAAACAATCCATTAAGGTTGGATTTTTTATGTTAGGCGGGATTGGTAAATCGATGATAAAGTATGGTTCGGGAGAATTGCTTAAAACTGTATTATCTTCTAGTGATATGATTTGAGAAATATGAATACCATAAAATAAATCCCATATTTCAGAATATTCGGTTGAATATATTTTTTTAATCATACTAAAGCATTCAACTGCCAATTTATCTTTTTTATTAATTACTTTACCTGAAATAAGCATATTTACTTCTCTGGATAAAGACGCATGGAAACAATCAATTATAAAAAATAAAAATTCCGGTAAATCGTTCTGTTGATACCCTATAAAATTATTACTTCCTTTTTGTTTAGCAAGTGATTGAATACTTTTTAAAAATTTAATGGGAGACACCGTGCTGTTTTCTGCCCACATTATGTCTTTCAATTCAATCCATTCTGTTAATAGGGTGCTTTCAATATTATTTTTGATTTTAGGTCTTAATTTATTTAACAAATTATTGAGTTCGTATGTGTGAGACAATACCTGCATAGCAGAATTAATAAAACACGTATTACCAAGATTATTTAATCCGGTTAATCCTTTATTTTTATATATTTTATGATTCATCAATAAAGGTGTTATATATTATGACCTATTTTTTTTATATAATTTATATGTTTTATTATGTTTATTTCGCATATTTTTAGTGTGGTTCTTTCGATTACGCTTAGAATTTTTATATTTTTTTGAATGTTTTTTATTTCCACCCCATGTGATTGATTTTGGTTCAATTAAATACATATCCTTGGATTTACAACCATATACGTGAAGATATCCTCCATATGCTTTGGAATTTATATTATTATCTATTTTGTATTGTAATCCGTAATTTAACGTTAAAATAAATCTATTTGCTGATAATCTATCACCTGCTAAAAAAAAACGTAAAGCATTACCACTTGAATTAAACGCTTCGTAGTTATCCGTATTTTTTGGACGAATGATGTTTTTGTTTCCTCCACCATATTTAATGACAGCTGTCATTTCTTGAGATATATCACCTAAACCTTTAAATAATGAAAAACTATAAAATAGATTAATTATAGTTAAATCTGTTATTTGATTATTGACAAATTTAAAATTCTGAGTTTCGTTGTTTTTAATGGAGGAAATTAACCTTTGTAAACTTGTAATTTTATTATTTTTTAACATAGACGACATTCTATTAAGCGCATTTATTAACGCAACACAAAGGGTAACATCCTTCCATTTTTTAGCAGGGACAGATTGTTTTGTTATTTTATTATAAATTTCAAAATTAGAAAATTTTTTATTAAATGTAAATGTCTGGTTATTACTTCGAATACTTATTGTATGTTTGTTACTTATTGTATTCATAATAATTTTATAAAAATCGTTACCTGATGGGTCTTTAAATCCGCAATTATATTTGTCCATTTTTTCTAATAGTTCGTTTTCTTTTCCACCTGATGGTTGAGAATCTATATAACTTGGATAATTATTTAAAATGAATGGTTTCCAGTCGTTTTTTAAATTTGCTGAGTTTACAATTATATGTTTGTTTAAAGTTTTTGGGTTTAAGTTACAATTTAAGTTTCCGTTAAAATCGATTAAATCTTTTAATGGTTGAATATACGAAAGAAACACATTCGATGTGTTAGATTCGATTCGTGATTTTTTATTTTGAGGTTCGTTATCTTGTTGTTTGATTGATTTGTTTGGAAATATTTGGTTTCGAATCCATTCTGATGAAGCAGATTCAACCGTTGAAATATTGTTATTGAGTAATCCGATTTCAAAGCATTTCCAATTTGGTGAGTTTTTCCAATCACCACAATTATAGTCATCAGATATATTACAAAAAGTAAATGCCATTTGTTTAATCATTGTTGATATGGTGGATTTTAACGGGTTTATTGTCTTTGTATTTCCTCCTCTTTGTATATTATTAGAACAAGATATTAGCATAGGAGATATAAAATAATTCATGGATTCAATATATAATGTATTGAAATATTCGAAATTTATAACATGTTCTGGTGTGCTTATATTAGACAACTTACCTAAATATGATGTAAAAATATTAATTATGTCGTCAATACATATATAATTTAAAGAATCGTTAATATTATTAGGTACCATATTTATGAAATAATCAATCTTACTTTTAACATGTTTACCCCATTCCATCACATTATCTAAGTTATCGTATATTGGTTCAGATTCGGTGTCGTCAGATACCGGGTTGGAATTTATGGTGTCTTCGGTTACCTTACCAATATCCATAGGTTTAACTAAAGATGAAACTGATTTTTGCGATTTACCATTATCAGGTGATGAGGTATTAATGTATTCCGGTTCAGTATCTAACGACACGGTTGATTCTTGTAAATCACGACCACCAATTATTATTATTTCGTCACTAAGGAGATTATCTGTGTTATTAACAGGATCATTTGTAGTATTATCCTCAATTATGGTGTTTACAAATATATTAATAATTTCCAAGCATTGTTGTTCTATAAATTCAGAATCGGTTGGTAAATCAATGATAACAGGATATCCGCCATAATATTTCAGTTTACTGTTATTTAAAGAAGTTGCATTTGAAAATATCTTAACAATATTTTTTTTAGCACCTTCTAATTGAGAACCACCAAAATCGTGAATTTGGTCTGTGCCTAACACATTTAATAAATACCCCGACATGGTATCTCTATCTAATGTAACCATTCTAGGCGTAGACATACTTATAATATATAGTGTGTAAAATAAATCATTATCTACTTTATATAAAAAAAAGTAGATAATATATAATGGACGTAAACACAACTATTCAACCAATAGACATATCCAATAATTCTTTAATAAATCCTTCGGCAATTATATTATTCTTTTTAGTGATAATTAGTTACTTTATTTTATTTCTTTATTTAGGAAATAACTCCGTTACAGGGGATGGATCAAATAGCGGAAATAATTACGGCGGAAATATATTGATGATTATTGTAGGAATTATTTTTATAATTTTAATTATACTAAATGCGTTTCAGTATTTTTTTAGTATTAATGTGGTCGCGTCAATTAAAGACTTATTTACTGAACAACCCAAAATAAATATTGTTATTGACCAAAGCAAATATAAGTCTGTTGTTCCTGAAATAACAAACAAAAAGCAAGTGTTTAATATACCCGGTAATTATTACGATTATGAAAATGCGAAATCTATATGCCAGGCATATGGTTCTAAATTAGCAACATACGAACAACTAGAGGATGCGTATAATAATGGTGCTGAATGGTGTAATTATGGATGGTCAAGCGGACAAATGGGTTTATTTCCAACACAAAAAAACACATTTAATAATTTACAAAAAATAAGTGGACACGAGAACGATTGTGGAAGACCAGGAATTAATGGAGGATATATTGCGAACCCAAACATAAAATTTGGCGTAAATTGCTATGGATATAAACCAAGAATTACACCCGAAGAAGAAAACTTGATGTCTTCGACAACGCCATACCCCCAAACCAAAAAAGATATTGAGTTCCAACAACAAGTGGACTATTGGAAAAGTCAAATACCTGAAATATTAGTTTCACCTTTTAATTATAATAATTGGAGTAAAATCTAATATTTACGTTTTTTAGTTCCTCCTTTATTTTTGTTTTTTTTATGTTTGGTTTTAGTATGTTTGTTTTGTTTTGGATCTACTAAATTTAATAATTTATTATAAATATCATCATCGATTACATTATCTTCGTAACCATCCTCTTCTGTAGGTTCATATCCACCTCTAGGATTGTTAAAATATAATAATCCTCGAGGTATTGCTAAGTTTTCAAATAAGTCTGATACATTAGAACCACCTGATTGTTTATTTTGTGTATTTATATTAAAAATTGGTGATAAATCTTTATTAAACAGAATCGAATTTATATTAAACCCTCCACTATATATTTTACCATCCGGATTACTATATAAAACTAAATCATTTTGTGAAAGTTCATCCATATAAAATACACTTATAATAATTAAACATTATAAATCCGCTTTATTTCTGGAATAATAGATACTTCTCTTTTACTTTTGATTTGTCCTATTATTTGTTTTAATTGTGTATCATTTTTTATAATTTCTCCTAAAGTTTTTTCTAAATATTTAAAGGTTAATGGTGCTATTATTTTTGTATTTTTAAATAATAATTTACCGTCGCTAATATTTATGGAAGAATCTGATAGTTTATGGGTAGATAAGATGCTGGCCGTTAGTTTTGCTTTTTTATCTCGAATTGCGTGTATTTTTTCATTCAACAGTTTTAGTTGATTATCACAGATAATCCATTCTTTAAGTTGTTCCTCCAACTTAGAATCCATTATTATAATTAATTATTTTATTTTCTAA